CCGCTTAGAATATTTCATTATCATACGTTAAATTTTAACGATCTAGTATTGTTTATTATTATTCGCGTGATCCATATCTGTGTTTATCTACACATGAATCATTGGTAACGCATAAATTTTATTTAAATAGTTATTAGTCCTTGATGAATGTTTATTCCCTCTAAGCGATCGGTGGTACCACCTTAGTATTTTTCGAGGATACTAGGTGCACATGCAGCGGATGTTGATGGTAAGTTGAAAATACTATAGCCTGTGTAGGTATATGGTCTTTTGTTACTTATAACTTCTCCGTAAGTTGGTATCGTGAATTGTTCTTTATGCAAATGATTCTTATAACCCTTTATATTGAATTTATGATCTTTACTCTCTCCAAAGAGTGTAGGGTAATTATATTTTTTAATCCATTGTGTTGCAAGGTCATTCGCTAATGATTCCTTGTTGACAAAGACATATTGATAGGCTTTTTTAAGGTCTGTCAATTTGTCGTCAATATTATATTCACAACCACCCACCTGATATGGTGATGGTTTATGGATGAATTTCGTTTGCTTTTTTGTTTGTTGACTGGTTGATAATTTCATACCTAGTTCACGATAAAAGTGTAATCGAGATTTTTCTGTCATTCCGTTGTTATTTTCGTTCAATTCACGGAAGTAATCATTTATATCTTTATAAAGCTTGAAAACCTTTCCGTTTATAAAACGAAGTTTTTCATAAGTTCCTGTATTGTATAAAAATGGTCTACTGTTTATTGTAAAGTAATTTTTGTGTATGAAATTCTTCCCGGGGCTTGGTCTAAAACCAACCTTCTGGATAATTTCACGCCATTTATTATGGAACTCTAAAGTTGACTTGAAGAGAATATCATCACCGTTTATTAGTGGTTTTGTTGATTCTTCTTCAACTAGCTCTTGTGTATATTCGTAAATCCATTTATTAATAAGACATAAGACTGGAAAGGAGATAAGACTCCCCATTAATTGCCCATTATTTTGGTTAATTAAATGTTCACCATTTGAATCAAGTATTGTAAAATTATCAAAACTTGAATTTAAAAATGGACAATTAATACCTGAAATTGTTGCAAGTACAACGTCACGATGTATTGTGTCTGTTGCTGCTGAATAGTCACCTGATGTAAAAAGAAGGTGATTGGGCCAGTTCATGGAATTTACTGCTGATAAAATATCAGTACTATTAGTCAGTTTAAATGTTGGATCTTTGTCTATATATGCCTTAATTGCTTTCTGATATTCTTTTAGAATTTGATGATGTGATGGCATTGCTGTTAAATTTCTGACTTTAAGTGGTTCTTGGACCTGTATGTGACGTACCGTGGTATTTTGATTTATTGTTTTCCATTCACACTCTTGTGATATGGAATCTACTAATTTGAAGTATTGGTCGACGTCTGATACACTTTCAGGTCGTGGTACGTTCAATAAGAAATCTCGATTTCTTGAGCCTTCTAGACAAGCTTTATTTGTAACATTAATTATTAATTGTGGTTTTTCGAAATTTTCGAAATAAACTCTTGATCTTTCTTTTATATATGAAAGTATGTCTCGATCAGTTTTCTTAAAAGTAATTAGATCCTTACCGTATTTCTCCTTCTCGTATTTTAATATACTATTAGGAAGGAGTCCGTGAAAGAATCTCTTAAACTGAGAGAGTTGATAAGCACCGCGAAAATGGTCAAGTTTTCTTTTTAGAAAACGACGAAACCGTTTACTACCGAAACTGGTTATATATTTGAAGATAGTCATCTCGAACGGTGATAAGGAAATGTCCAATGAATCGAACCGTGAGGTACATTTTGTTGCGCAATTTTTGAAAGCCGAGTAGATTTCTACTATTGACTTATCTTTACAAAGTGATTGTAATTCTTTTTTATAATCACATAAGGGTGCAGTTGAATCTTGTCTGTTATTTGCAAGGATTTTGTGAGTTGAATATATCGACTTGCTTAATTTGTGAATGAAGGCTAGAAGTTCAGAATCCTCAATGACTCGAATACAGTCATCGATAGATTTTGGATCTTCGCTGCATGTGCTTGCTACTGTACAAGCTACAGAGTAGGCACCACCCTTAAACCTCGTTAGCCCAGACTTTAACTGGGACGTTACTTTAGTTTTAAGAGTAATGGAATGGGGGCCGAAAGGCACACCGTATGGT